CTTCAGAATCACCCCCACCCGCTAGTGAAACGAATTGCCCAGGCCCGTGAAATAAACAAGGCCCATACCACGTTTATTGATACCATATTAAAACATAATCATAAAGGTAGAATTCATTCTGAAATAAATCAACTTAGATCAGATAATGGTGGAACAGTTACCGGAAGATTTTCTTATTCAAATCCAAATTTACAGCAAATACCAGCTAGAAACAAAGACCTTGGACCACGGATTAGGTCCTTATTTGTGCCCGAGGAAGGCCATACATGGGGTTGTTTTGACTATTCTCAGCAAGAGCCTAGGCTGGTAGTGCATTATGCTGCTTTACAGAATCTCTATGGAGTGGACGAAGTGTTGGAAGCCTATAATAAAGGCGATGCCGATTTTCACACTATCGTAGCAGACATGGCGGAGATACCTAGATCACAGGCCAAGACTATAAACCTTGGTCTGTTCTATGGTATGGGTAAAAATAAATTACAAGCTGAACTTGGTATTAGTAAAGATAAAGCTGATGATTTATTTAGACAGTATCACAACAAAGTTCCTTTTGTTAAAAAACTTATGGACAATGTAATGTATAGAGCACAAGACTCAGGCAAGATAAGAACATTGTTAGGTAGGTTGTGTAGGTTTCATTTATGGGAACCAAATCAATTCGGTATACACAAAGCATTACCACATGATGCAGCGCTCTTGGAACACGGACCTGGGATTAAACGTGCTTACACATACAAAGCTTTAAATAAATTAATACAAGGATCAGCAGCTGACATGACTAAAAAAGCTATGATAGAATTACATAAAGAGGGTATCATACCGCATATACAAGTACACGATGAACTTGATATATCAGTTACAGATAACGCAGATAAAATAAAACAAATTATGGAATCTGCTGTTGACTTAGAAGTACCAAACAAAGTAGACTACGAATCTGGACCTAATTGGGGTTCAATAAAATGATAAATTATGGCTTACTTAAATGCAAATATTCCTGTACAATACGCACAAATAAAAAGGGAGTATTTATATGATCTCAAAAAACATCACGGAGAAGTTGAAGATTGCATTATCTTCGGCATTAGCTGTATTACAGGTCGTGCTATCTTATGGCATGCACTTATGGAAAACGGCGCTATCTTTTATCGTCTCCCGATATCTGCCTTCATACAAAGAGGCTTTAGACCGGAAGATGTACCTAGGCGTAGACTTGACGAGTTGGAGTTATGGAATAGTTTTAGTTATTATCCTGCTGTCACTGCTTATGATATTCTAGAAGGACAATCAGGAAAATATTTCGGTAAAGATAAAAACGTTCACTATGGTAAATATTTATTTACTGTTGACTTTGCTCATCCAGAGCCTAATATACTAGACACTGATCATTCTGAGATCCCGCACGAACACAAGTGCGCTCACATACTTGCATTAGATGATGGCAACTATGCAGCACAACCCAACAATAGATTAATCTGGAACATACCTTCGTTTACTGTGAAAGATGAAACTCCTGATTGGAAAGTGCAAACAAATGAATGGAACGTAGAAGATGCAAACAAGTGGAAAACAGAAGACACTGATAAATTCTTTTACGAAATTGAGGAAAAGAAAAAATGAATTTAGCTGACTTATTAAAAAAAAATATAGTTATGATACCGGTGGTAGCTTCAGTGCTGGTTGGAACATTTACTGGTGTTAAATATGTTGTTAACTTAACAGACACAATAAACGCTAATAAATCAGAGATACAAAAATTACAAACAATGAGTATTGAAAATATTAATAGAGATATGTCGGTACTTACAGATAATGTAAATACTATTATTGCAAAACTAGAAAGAGCAGAGGGTACTTGGGAAATGGCAGAGAATTTATATGAAGTGTTAGCCGATAGAGTGAGGCAAATGGAATATGATATTAAAGATTTAAACAGAGAAATTAATTATTAGGATGAACCATGGAGATTGCCAGGATGAATTACAAATTTACAGCGATACTTATAGCCTTGTTATGTTTTATGGCTCTGTTTATGGATCCTGCATATTCTAGAAACGAATATCTTAACGACGGTAGTACTAGATGTGGTGAAGTAGATTTATCTGTATCTAATCGTGATTACGAATATGATAATTACGATCGTAGTTGGAACGAAAGCAACTCACAAGAAGTAAGACTTACATATAGAAAGTATTTAGGAACAGACTGTAAAACATCAAAAGAAAACGCACAAATCAAACAACAACTTGAGTTGATGAAAATGTGCAACAAAGTAAATAGAAATCCAAGCCTTGCACTTAATGAAAACTTTGCATTGTTGGTATCAAAATGTAGGGGTGTGATACCAGAAGTAGATGAAATAGAAACTATGCCCACAGGTAGTCTTTGGGATGAGTTAAAAGATGATTATATCAAAGCTAATCCAGATTCTAAGAGCATGGATAACAGTACATTGAAAATGCCTCCGAAAGATTATATACTGCCTCCACCAAAACCAAAAGATGAGTAAGAAAACATTAAACATATCCGAAGAGGCCTCTGTACAGATGCCGATGAAGACGGTAGCATCGCTAATTTTGCTCGTCGCAGCAGGCGTGTTTGCATACACCGAGCTCACAGCCAGGTTAGTATCGTTAGAGACATCACGTGAGCTGTTTGAGGCTGACCTGCTCAAGAAAAGCGAGCAACTGCCCACGGACCAGGAACAATACATGCTCCTGGAGGCAGTTTTTTCTGACGTAGAGAAGTTGCAAAAAAATCAAGAGCAAAACATGACAAACAAAGTCAACATAGAATTTACTCAAAAACAATTAGAAAAATTATTAATTGATGTAGAAAAATTAAAAGATAAAGTTAGACAAAACGGGAGCTATAATAATGAATGAAGTAACAGAAGTTGTGATAGCTTTACTTATGTTAGTTAATGGAGAGATGAAAGAAGCACGTATACAGACTGGCTATGCAGAATGTATAAAAGGCGCACGTATAGCTAAACGTGGTTTAAAAATTAATAGTAATGTTAAATATTCTTGCATAAAATGTGAGGCAGTATTAGAGGAAAATATTGATGGTTCACAATCAATCAAAAAACTCATCATCAAATAAAGCTGCAAAAGAATTAAAAGATAGACGTTATCATCAACGTGTGGTAAAAAATAAGAAAGCTTATGACAGAAAAAAACTCATTAAAATTTCAAGCGGAAATAGTTAATGGCCAATGTCCAACGTGTCAGGAATACACAATGTTGGTAGGTATTACTCGAGAATTCTATAGATGTATGACATGTGGTGCAGATTTAGAACAACATATTAATGGTAAAATAAGTTATTTACCTGTGTTTCATCCACCTGATGGCACTAAACCTTTTGTAAAAGACTGGATTGATGGCTAAAGCTAAGGGACTATACGCAAAAGTGGCTCACGAGCCTATATTTCACAAAACATCGATTGGACGTAATCCTAGTCTTGCAAAAATGAACAAAAGTAAGCGACGTATGTTCAAAAAATACCGTGGCCAAGGGAAATAAGGGCTTGACAGATATCCTTTGATATCCTATATATAACTCATGAAAGAAAAAAAAATAACAATAACAAGCAATAATATATCATCTAAACAATGGTCTACTTTAGTTTTAGAGTTAAACTTAATAAAAAAAGCGTGGGAAAGATACGCTAGGTTAGAGTTAAATACTCCAGGATTAAAAAAGATAATTGCTCATGGAACACGGAACTATGAATCAAAACAAGATTGATAGAGCCGCTATAATGTGGAATAAAACTAAAGATCCACAATATAAAGAGCTTTGGTATAAATATGTAAAGGAGTTTGCAGATGGAATTAATAATTCTAAACGACGGAATGTATCATATAGTTCCTCTAACCAAGTCAATGATGGAGGGATTAGCTTTGATAAAAAATCCTGGTATAACTTGCTCTGATTTGTGTGATATAGTTAGGTTAAAGTTAACAACTTATTCTGATATCATTAATGGTCATGTAATGAATGACAATAGTGGTACTATGATGGGATGTATATGCAAATAAAATTGAAAAGGACCTCCGTCCATATAACGCCTCGCGCTATTCCCTGTACGGCAACCTATGAAGCGGCAAGTCCCGTGGAGGTGTGGAGCCTTTGCTCTCTTGGGAGTACGTGCACGGAAACCAGGAGGGTTGTATGATAATTAATTTAATAATAACGGTCTTTATAATCATTCTAATCTACGGATTTATAGGGGCATTACTAATAATGTGGAACAATGAAAGATAAAACACTAGATGGGTATTACATGGACGGTAAAAATCTATACGAGTTATGGATTGACGAAGATGGTAATATCACACAGAAAAAAATAGATACCTACTCTAAAGAGGGAAAGCAAGAGTAGGCAATTGTGGTGAGAAGCTTAAGGCTCTACCACAATCCTGCCACAATGTCAAATTGTGTTTTCAGGAGTGCAAGTAAATCTAATATAGATATTATGTTTGTTAACTTCTTGTCTACCAATCTCTTGCATTTTATTTAAAGATTCTTCGTAACCAAAAATCATACAATCGTATTGTGTGTTAAATGTTTCTGGCCATTGATATGGCTGCATGCAAGTACCGGCTACTTGTGAGCAAATGATTAAACTTAATATAATTTTCATACTTGACAAATCTCCTCTATATCCTATATATTGCTCATAAATAAATGAAAGGAACTATGACCGATATAACTAAATATAGAAATGTTTCGTTAACACATGAAACATACAAGACATTGATAAGTTTGTCTAAGGTATTATTGCCCGATGCAAAGTTATCTATTAGTAAAACCATTGAGCAAATTGCAAATGAGAAAGCGAAGAAACTAAATGGCAAAATTAAAAGCAAATAAAGTACGAAGACACATTTGTCCTACGTGTAAGGGTAATGGGTTTGTTAAAGTTATTCACGAAGAAGATTTAGAATCGTATGTTCACCAATGTTGGGACTGCGATTCAGAGGGAGAGTTTTATGTATTTGAACCTGAAGGTATTATTGGTGATAATAATTCTAACCACAAGCTGCACTAAAGTAGATTTCGATAGTTTTGATCCTGCCACGTCAACGTTAAAATGGGTTCTAACTAATGATAGATGATAAACATAAGAAAGGTTTAAGAGCAGAACTTCTTGCTCAGGCTTATTTTATAGAAAAAGGTTTTAGAGTTTTTAGTGCGTTAGGTGGCTTAGGTCCTATTGATTTTATTGCTATCGATAAAGATAATAATATTAGATACTTTGACGTTAAGTTTAAAAGTTATCGTAAAGATGGTACGAAAATTTGTAGAATTAATAATAAGGTAGAAGGTGTAAAGATAGAAATTGTTTACGTTGATTTATTTAGTGGCGAAATATCAGTTGCTCAACATAATACGAGAGAGTGGCATAAACGATATAAAATTGGTAAAGATAAAAAGGGAAAATATACTGGAGAAATAATTAAGAGAGATAATGAAGATGAAGATTATCTTAAGGAGTTAAAAGAAAAATTATGAGTAAGAATCAAGGGCCAAAATGGGATGGAAAATCAAGGGTTTCGAACGATTTGTATCGAAAAAACTTTGATGAAATATTTGGAAAAAAAGAACAGGATGAATTAAAAGAAAGCTATGAACAGTCTAAAAAAGCTAAAAAAGAAAGAGAAAAATTGTTAAAAGATATAGACGAAAGGAACGGTTTTTAATGATGAGTGAAGAAGATTTAAAAGAATTTCACAATATAGAAAAGCAAATGAAGCAAGGTCTAAAGATCAATAAGAAATACAACTATGTTAGTGGTAAACAAATAACGGAACAAGGATCACGGACCTATGATATAAATGGTTCTAGACTTCCATCAGTAACTACTATATTAGGCAAAACCAAAGATCAAAAATTTCTAAAAGATTGGAAGGCCAAAGTTGGAGAAGAACGAGCAGAACAAATTAAGAATTTATCTAGTAAGCGGGGGACAGCCATGCATAAATTCCTGGAATCTTATGTACTCGGAGTTGGGTATGACGATCTTACGGGGTTGGGACAAGAGGCGAAAGCCATGGCCGAAAAGGTTATTGACATCGGTCTTACACCTGTGGAAGAAATCTACGGCTCGGAAGTCACGTTGTATTATCCTGGGTTATACGCTGGGTCTACTGACCTGGTTTGCAGCCACAATGGCATGGACACTATTATAGATTTTAAGCAAGCTAATCGACCTAAAAAATTAGAATGGATAGATGACTATTTCTTACAGATTGCCGCATATTGTATGGCTCATGACCACGTCTATGGCAGTAAGATTCAACAAGGTATAATTATGGTATGTACACCTGATTTGTACTACCAAGAGTTTAAATTTAAAGATTTAGAATTAAGATCGTGGAAGCATAAGTTTTTGAAAAGACTGGACATGTATCACGAGCTACAATTTAGTGAGAAAAAAATAAACAAACCATACAACCCGGAGGACTTTTTCAATGGCAATTAGTAATGATCTGTACAAAGTCATGGTCAAAAGGTATGAGTCTGAAATTGCAGATGCAGCTGTAAAGCTTAAACTGTACATAGAAGGACCACAAGTTATTCCTGAACATCCTGACATCACGGCAGAAATAGACAAATTGATCTCAAAAATAGCAGAAAGTGACGATAAACTGGCTACATTGAGGCAATATTGTGGCAAACATTAGAATAATTCTAAACTGACACAAATATCTGACACATAAGAGATATCACAGATATTTTTTATTTTTAAAAAAAATTTTTTATGCTAAAATTTATGTCATTTATGTCAGTCAAGCAATAAACATAATAAAATCAACTATTCTAGACGATTTTTACTGCCAAAAACATTGACAGAAATTTTTCAAATGACAGAAATTTATGTCAATAGTCAGTGGTGCCTTCGCGCGCGCGCAAACGTGTTTTTAAAACTGGTAATTATCTGTCATATCTCTTATAAGGGGGTATGCCTAGGAAAAGAAGAAAAAGCGTCGTAACTGATGGAGCTCCCGATATACCTTATCCAAGAGTTCGAGTGGAGTGGATTGACTGTGTCAGTGACTCGGGCTGGGCTACTGATAAAGAGTTTGATAGAATGAAATTTGCAAAACCAATTAATGAAGGTTGGTTGTATTCACAAGATAAAAATTCAATTAAATTGTTTGCGTCTTACGATAAAGATGAAGATGGTTTTACTTTTGGGGATCGGACGATGATTCCAATTCCTTGGGTTCGGAAGATAACGAAGGTTTAACATCCTCTGACTCTCCTTCAACAGTTTTTATATCTAACAAAGAAGCGTAGTCCTCTAGAATCTTTGCTCTTTTTGCTAGTAGTTCCTCTTCTGACATTTCTTCTAGTTTACCTGTTTTTATTATTTTTCTATCTATGTATAGCCCTGCTGCCTTTCCTCTTGATACTTCTGCGTTTACAGCAGATGAAAAGCTACCCTTCTTCAAAGCTGCAGTTTTAATTCTATCTAACTCAGCCACATGTTTAGCATAAGTTACTTCATGTTTTTGTAGACGTTCTTCTTTTAACTTACCAACATAAGCTACCACTAATGGTGATAACCTTGGGTTTAAAAGTTCAGAACCTTCTTGACGTGCACGTTTAGATGAATACCCTGCAAGCACTGCGGCCTCTGATTGAGACACGGGTCCTTCAGGACCACCAAATACCACAAACTCAGCAAATCTTTTTTGCATTTCTGTTAATCTTTTAGGAACTCCCATATTGACAATTTAAGGTAACTCTCCTATATTGTCAAGGTATGAAAGATAAACGTACATATACAAATGCGAAAGAACATGGAGAAGATATGTCATTAGAGAATGAAATTACAATTAAAAATGAATTAAAAGAAGACAGAGGTCCAGGTGATCTTACGTTCTTAGTCGAGCAACATAAAAAAGAGATTTGGCAATGGAAGCAAAAAGAAATGCATTGGATACAAACTGCCAACACACTGCAAGGCGCTAAACAAGTGGTAGACGAGTTGAGTAGTAAGTTGACTCAAATGGCTAAGAGAATACAAGAATTAGAAAAACTTCTTGCGGAAAAAAACAAATGAGAGTAAGAGACCTCCAAGAATTTTTATCTTCTTTTACTGCAAGTAATAAGACTGGCACACGACAAGGTAATGCCGTTAGTGACGCTGTTATATATGTTGAAGTAAATGGTCAACTACAAGAAATAAAAAAAATGGAAGTGCACGAGAACAGTCAAACTATATTTGGAGCAATTGGTAATCACCAATCGCACCGACTTGTCATGAAAACAGGCGAGAGAGCTAATATAATTTTACCGGATAAATTGCGTACGCCGGGCGCATAATGAACGACAGTGTTCCCTCAAAAATCTCATGGGTCCAGAGACTAAATTCTATAAAGAAATTAAGCGTAAGCTTTCAGATATTTCGTGGACTAGGCTTGAAAACCTTAGCACTTTGGGGACTCCTGATCTATTGGGGTGTAATAGTTCTGGGCACTTTTTCACTGTTGAGTTAAAAGTAACAAAGAGTAAAAAAATTAAATTTTCGCCACATCAAATTGCCTTCCATACACGTCATCCACACAATACCTTCATCATGGTAAAGGCCCTTGGTCCTTTACCCAAGAATACTTTTTCAGTATCCATGTACCGTGGTTCTAGGATCTTGGAACTTGCAGCCTGCGGCTTGCAGCTTGAAGCTTGCAACTTAGGGCTTGACGCTTGTCGCTTGACGCTTACTAAGCTTGGCGCTTGAAGCTTGTTGCTTGGTGCCTGAAGCTTCCGGCGTTAATCCGCCATGACGAAGCTTGAGGCCCGGATCAGGACGTACGTCGCTAGGCCCACGCGTTGAGTTAGCATGACTAATAGCCTGATCCGAATTTGACGCGCCATTCGCTGGCAAACTACCCGGAGCTCTTTGGCGCGTATTACACTTGCGGCTAGTTAGGCCATGTAATTCTTTATATTTTTTTGGATGATAAAAAACCATTTTAGTGTTTACCATATGAAATTGTTTTAATTGTGGCGTCCCAACATTGTCTGCAGTCTCTGCATTCGTTGTCTTGTGCTGGAGCTGGGCAGGTGTGAAAACCTTGGTCCACTACCATTGAAGAGTTGGGCCACGAATCAGGCGCCCGCTGGTTCACCATGGGCGCGCTAAATCGTATGACTAAATTGTCTGGCTTAGCTTGCAGGTGATCTTTAATCCATGCTTCACGGGTCGGTAACCAGTGACGCTTAGAAGGTGTCAACCTGCAGACGCTGTAAATTTTGTTTAGATGGTCCAGATCCTGGACATCTCCTGAATCATGCCACCTGAAGACATCAGGCTTTTTGCTGTTGATCAAGTGCGCCATCGCTGTGACCCATTGCGGGTCCTTGATAGCTTGCAGCCTTCGATATTGTGCATCTTGCACAACCTTAAAAACGTAACAACCTTTTAGAGCGTAACAGTCATAACAGACAGAGCCAGGAACCTTCTGAAGCTTTGCTCCTGTCTTGCATTCCTTGGCAGGTAAACCTATCGACCAGCCAGGCATCTTTGAAGGCTTGCTCAGGCTGCCCCCTATAATTTTTAATGCTTCAATTGTTTTCATTTCTTTCTCCTTTATATTGTAGGATAACATTATAATTCTTTCTTGTCAAGCTTGCGGCTTGTCGCTTGCAGCTTGCAGCTTCTTTTTCATATCCATTGGCCGCGAGCCAGCGCCAATGGTTAACTAGTATTTTAATACTTTGTGCTCCCGGCTGTCTACTCATAATTCCTTTCTGTTGACCAGCCAACTCTCTAGAGTTTCCTCAACCCATAGCTATTGGGGTGTTGACTGATCCCAGGTCCATCCAGTAAGTCCCGGTAACGCTCTAAGCTTGCCTATTTGGATAGCTACTTATTCGCGTTCCAATAACACCAGGTCGAATGGACCAGGGATCAGTAGCTTTGGATACCGGCCTCTCGATTGATTACGATCTATCCACGCCGATGGGCTTATTAAGCTTTTTCCCATTATTATTTTTCCATACTGATCCCAGGTCCCATATGCATTTTACTTTATCGATCGACACATAGGACCAGGGATTAGTACTAGTGGCTAATAGGCGGGTCTTTCAGTTTGCAACCTTACCGGACCACAACGCACGTTGTCACGACCTAGAATATAGCCCGTCGAAACAGGCACCTACCTAGTAATAATCCTACCATCTTTTGCCGGTGATGGTCCCGTTAGGATTTATAGTTTTGTTTCAGCGATAAATCCTCAAATGAGGCTGAATATCATATATAGTCCTTGACAATCCTATTGTCAAGTGATAATTTCAAATCATGCAAAATAAAAATAAAAACCTAACTTATTGGTGGAACTTACCGATTGATGAGTTAGAAGAAATGGCAGATGAAAATGGTAAGATAAAAAAACCTAAAGAAGAAAGAGAGGAAGAAAACAATGACTAGAATAAGACTAAACCAAGAGTACCGAAACAAGATAGCAAATAGAATGAGAGTACATCTTGAACAAGAGGACACGCAAGAAAAACAAAAGTATGACGAACTGAAAGCAAATCAGATTGACATAAATGACAATGCGTGGAAAGTTGCTGAACAAATAGTAAGACGACACTATACTGAAGATGATGTTGAAAAAGCATATTATCTTCAAAATAAGTTTGAAAATGTTTCTACTATTGCAAAAGATAGTTGCTTTCATTTTCATTATATGGGCGAGGTTGAGGGTAGAGATTATGATAATCAACCTACTATGGAATGGAAACCTATTGAAAAACATTTTGACTTTAGATTAAATGGTTCAATAGATACTGAAAACAATTCTTCATATTCAAGAAGTGATAATGAGTATGGCTATGCTTTGTTTCGTGATGAACTAAAAGCACAAGAAGATTGCAACCCAGATATTTTGATTGAACAAGAGGGCAAAGACAACAACCCACACAAAACAAAATATTGTGATAACAACAATAAATATCTTGGTAATGATGACAAAGGTTATGGCAAAGAATGGAATG